TTCTTAGCATTGTTTCTTTTCTTATGGTAGCTTCCATGAGTGGTGGAACGTACTTTGCATATAAATATGTAACATCAGAACAGTTTAAAGCAAGAGTAATGAATGAGATTATGGGAAATGTACAAACATTAATGCCTAAAGTGTTAGATAACGCAATGCCTGATATATCTGGTCCTTCTATTCCTATTCCTAAAAAATGAATTGTTATTGGTGCGATACAGAACTAATTTGGGGTGGCGATCACGACATCGAAGATAATACAGAATATTCTGTAAAAACTAGTTTAACCTGTCCTAAATGTGATTCTTATGTAGAGATAATGAAGAGAAGAGATGCTTACGACTAATGATTTTTGGGTTTATAAAAAAGTTAATAAAATATTACGTTGATAAATTAGTTACTTGGTTGCGTATGCAGAGATTTAATTTAGAACTAGATAATGATATAAAAAAGTATCACAAAGAACTGGATAAAAAAGTTAAAAAACCAAAAATTATAGAAAAAGGTACATTTGGAAAAGATGGTTGGTCTATTTCTATCGGAGATGTAGAAAATGGAGATTCGTGAGATAGTAATACCACAAATACCACAGATAAATGTAAATACTTATATCTCTACTCCTTTACCTATTTTAAATGTACCTTTACCAAACATAGATTTACCTGGGTGTGTAAAAACCCATAGAGATGCAAGTATAAAAAATACACAAATAATTGAAGATGATGTAAATGGAGCGTTTTATAGCTGTCCCGAAGGTAAAATACCCTCGTTTGTTCCAATAAATTATGACAGGAAAAAAATTGAAATTGTAGAGCAAAAACAAGAAAAACCTGTAAATAACGCTAATATTCCAGAACCTCAAACACCTGAGATTCCTGATATTCCAAAGGAAAAAGAAGCTATAAAGATAGAACCTTGTCCAGGTAACAAAGATCAGCGAGTTGGGGATTTTCGTAACGAAAAAAAATTAGAGCGTGTCATTTCACATAAAAGAGGAGATGATGGGATCGAGTGCATCACTCTATATGAAGACGTTCCTTTTGTGGATCA